CGTGCCCGCTCTTTTTTTCGCCCAGGTTATATACAAACGTGCGCGCGCAGCGGCCCGCAGATCCCTATTGATTTATTGATAATGTTGTGTAACGATTAGTGACTACAGTATGGAGGAAAAAATGTACGAGTCTTTTAACAGCTTCTACCGTCAGTGCAATCAAATCATAGGCGCAAAGATCGGTGTCGGTCTTGACGACTTGCCCGACGCGCGGTGGCGTGACTATTTCGACGAAGGTATGTCGCCACACCAAGCCATCGAGTGTGCATATGAAGATTTCTGGTCCGACCACTTTCCCCCGGGAATCGTCTGAGTAAACGGCGGGCCGCAGGCCCGCCGTTTTTTTGTGCCCGGCGCCCGCATACCGGGCCGGGCGCATCGGGCCGCAGCGCGCAGGCGCAGGCTTGACGTTTTAGTAAATTTATGCAACAGTTATCTACCATCACATTGGAGGAATTACGATGAATGCCGAAGAATTGAAACAGGCAAGACAGGACAAAAAACTATTGTCCAATGTCTCGAAAATGCCCGGCTATAGCATCAGCCGCAGCGCGTGGCTGTGCGTCGTAGGCAGCAGGCTTGCCGGCATAGAAGGCAGCACATGTGCTGACTGCTACGCCCGCAAGGGCATGTATCACATGCCCAACGTCAAGGCAAAAATGATAGAGCGCGAGGCGTTTTTTAACGCGCCCGATTTTGTGCCGCGCATGGTTAACGTGCTTAACATTGTCCGCAGCGAGTGGTTCCGCTGGTTTGATTCGGGGGACGTTGCTGACGTAGGCATGGCACTGAATATTATTGACGTGTGCAGGCAGACGCCACACAAGCGCCATTGGATTCCGTCGCGCGAGTTCAAAGTCTGGACGCGCGCCCTACAGATCGACAAACTGCCCGAGAACGCGGTCCTGCGTATGTCCGCCCACATGGTGGACGGACCAAGGCCGAAGGCATGGCCGACCACTTCAACGGTCCACACAGGCAAAAAAACGCTGGGCCGCGTGTGCCCTGCACCCGAACAGCAAGGCAAATGCGGCGACTGCCGCGCCTGCTGGTCCAGTGATGTCCCGAATGTTTCCTATCACATACACTGATCCTCCGAGGAACACGGACCGCGAATCGCGGTCCGTGTTTTTTTATGCCAGGTTCTTGGCCCACGACTCATGCGCGCAGGCCCGCAGAGCACCGGGCGCAGCGCGCAGCGGGCCACGCCACACGGGCGCAGCCCGGGAATTATCGAGGCGCGAGTCGCAGATTTCGGGCGCAGCGGCCCCGTCAAATAAAAATACATCCCCCGTCGAGGGATCATGGACCAAGAAAAAGCTGACACCGTTACAACGGGTATGCGCCAAATGCCAAGCAATTTGCGAGGTTGATAAGGATACGCGATTATTCTTTATTATTTTTAACTCGCACCAGACCGGCACCCCATCCATGCACAGATATACGTCCGGCATCCCTTGTCCAGCACGGTTTTCAATCCGCTGGCAGTGGGTCTTTTTCGGTAAATTCTGCTTCAAGGAGTTCCACAGGCTGCGCTCCGTCTTGGGCATCTTCCACTCGTTTCATGTTGTCGAATGCATGGGGGTATTCCTGCCGGATGGCAGCGAGTCGGGCGACGATCTCTTCACGGGACAGCGAGTCAAGTTGATGGACGTGCGTCGACTCACGCCGGTCAATGGTCAGGCCACCCAGTGCGGATCGAATCTTCTCGGCATTAATGGCAGCAGAAAACTGCCCGGCCTCTTCGGCAGCGATAGACAAGTCTTCGAACCGCTTCAACTGGTTCAGCAGCGTGACACCATATCGACGTTCCCGTGCCTGCCGCATTTCTTTGATCAGCTTCGGCACTTCTGGAAATGTCTTGCCGTCAAGAAGTTTTGCCGCCTGCACGTTGGCACTGCCTTCCGCGTACCCAGCCTTCCGCGCACACTCAGCGTTGCTATACTTACCTTCGACGTAATACTTGGCAAATTCACGTTGCCGGTTCGTCAGCCCGGCGGGTCTACCTACTTTTCCCATAGCGATATTTTTTGCCCTTTGCAGTTTGAAAAACCAAAAGTCATCGTCCACCCCGACTCATAAGTGTAACAGCGTAACAGAAGTGTAACGGCTGTGATTGTTGGTGGATAAGGGTTTGTTACGCTTGTTACGCTTGTTACGCCATTTTAGAAAAAACAAAAACAAAAACTGTTTACCCGTAGAAAATCGTTTTAGTAGCGTATTTGTTGTTGACTGTTAGTAATGGTTAGTTACTATGGATTATAGGACAACGGCAACCACAGGAGAGAAGATATGCCGAGATATTACGCAAAGCAACAAGTCCTTGATGACGACGGTAAATACGTCGCTGATCGTCTGGTGCCTGTGTGTGATTCGATTCGTGGTCTGGAGAAGAAGATCATCCGGAATCGAGATGCGTTTCCGCTGAAGGATGGGCAACGGTACGCCAGTCGTATTCATGTTTATCGTGTGCTGCGGAACCACAAGACGACACCGCATGGAATTTATTTCGTGGACGGTGACAAGCTGAAGAGGGTTCGTAACACGAGGTTTGTCGAGTTTGATCTGGACAACTTTCTGAAGGGGCTTGAAGCATGGGCAAGGTAAAAAGCTGGCTGATGGGCATGGAAGAGGATGCCATGTGGATGAGCCGTGATTCGTGGGCCGCCGAGCATGGCGCGATGAATCTGCAAGTTTACGATGATGTGCAGGGCCGGATGGCAGACAGCATCGAATATCGCAAAATCGAGGCAGCGGAGCGTGAAGCCGACGCCTACATCGACAGGCTGAATGGAGACGTGTGATGAAAACCTATGAGGTGACAATCCGCGCAACGGTGACGAAAACCTACGAGGTTCGGGCCGTGAATGAAGAGTCAGCGGAAGATTTGGCAAACGATATGTTTGTCGTTTCCTACGAGGGCGGCGTCTCTGAAAGATACGCACAAGACACACTGGACGTAGAGGAAGTGGTGCAATGAACAAGGTAGAGTTTTCGGCGGACACTGGTGCGCCAAGGATCATTGTCCAATCGAACCCGACATGGGATCAGTGGGTAGAAATCTGCGAGGCCGTGTGGGTCACGGCCTTGGAGGGTGGGTGCAACTACTGGATGGACGCCATTCGGTATGACGAGGATCGTGCGTGGGTTCCGTATCAGCATTGTGGTCGGCGAGTCGATGATGAGTTACGACGCGGTATCCCCGACTTGGATATCAAGAACGGCAACCATTGCATCCGCAACTTTCCAATCAAGGTCTATCACAATGCCGATGACTGGGAGTCCGGCGAGTCCGAGATTACCAAGGGCATGTCATTCGAGG